AAAGTAGTTGAACTTAAAATGTTTAAAGGTGAAATAATACCTAAAGAAGAGTACGACTTAATAATGGCTACTCGAAAAGCTTTAGGTAAAAACATGGGTGGCATGATGAAGAAAAAACCAATGGGCTACAACAAAGGTGGTCTAAAAGGTGGTCAATCTAAATTAGATAAAAACAAAGACGGTAAAATATCTGGTGCAGACTTTAAAATGATGAACAAAGGTGGTATGTCTAAAAAAGGTATGTCTGACTATCGTGCTGGCGGTATGTTCTACAGCAGTAAAAATAAAAAGTAATGTGGTTAGCCGCTATACTACATTGTGTTACACTAGAATCTACTACCTGTGATATTATGATTAGAACGGGTGGTACGTTTGAAACTAAACCAGCGTGTGTAAAAAGTGTATCTGAAATGGGTAAACTATTAAGTAATGAAAGAATATATGTAGTAACACATTGTTTTGAATTAAAAGCATTAGGGGAGTCTGTATGATGTTAAAGAATAAATGGGTTTGGATAGGTATAGTACTTGTAATATGTGTAGGCATGATGATATACGGAACTAGCACATCAGTGTGTGAACCTCCGTGTGTCTAATAGTAAGGAACTAACAGCGCAACAAAAGTCTACTATGACTTGGCGATGGACTGCTCTTATAATTTACTTACTTATATGTTTCTATGACTTTATGTTCGTGCCAATCTGGTACGGCATTAATAGACCAGATATATCACAGTTTATGGAGATAATTAATTCTACTACTGAGCCAATGGTTCAAATGGAANTGATGAAAAAGCTCACAGGACAACATAATCCTTTTACTCTTATGGGTGGAGGNTTGTTTCATNTAGCATTTGGTGCTATACTTACTGGGTCAGCTTTTGCAGGACATGAAAAGTAAAACTAAATAACAATAAAAGGATATCTTTGTGGCTAGAGAATTTAATACTACTACAGAAAGTATTACAGTTGCAGCTACAGCTACAGGTGCAGACTCTACCGTTTTGTATACGTGTCCAGCTAATCACGAAGCAGATATAGGTTTACTACTGTTGTCTAACAATAATGCTGCAGCTAAAAAAGTTTACCTTCAATACTACCACGCTGACAATACTACATATTATTATGTATTAAAGGCTCACTCGATTGCAGCTAATTCTTCTTATAGTGTAATAGATAGTAGTACATTACATCTTCATGCAGGGGATAAAATAACTCTTTACGGTGAAACTACAAACACAATACAAGCTACTGCTTCAATAAAAGAATATTTTAACCCTAATAGACCCTAAATGCATAACGGGGTTGCAATAATAACATTTTTATGATATAACTAAATGTGGTATAACTTCCTTAGTCATTAAAAAGGAGTTATACGAAATGATCAAGAAACTAATCAACACATATAAAACATACACATCTAACAAAACAGCTTACTGGCAACTAATGAATATGACAGATAGGCAACTAAGAGACTTAGGTATTTGTCGTGGTGACATTAAAAGATTAACAATGCAATAGGGAACACTATTATGAATTACATTAAATCTATATATAAATACCTAGAGCGTGTTGCGCGTTCTATATTAAACATTAAGTGTAACTGCTGTGACAAATGTCAGTGTGGTAGCTAAAATGAAGGGCGTACCTCATTACCTCCGCGACGGAACAGAACACAAAGGTGGTATGCATAAAATGGATGATGGTACATTGCATACAGGTAAAGCACACACTAAATCTAGTAAACGTTTGTATCACTTTAAAGACTTATCTAAAACGGCACAAGCTAAAGCTAGACCTAAGAAAAAGAAGAAATAACTATGGCAGCTAAAAGAGGTTTATACGCTAATATAAATGCAAAAAAGAAAAAAGGTACTAGTAACCCTAAGTCTAAGAGTACCATATCAGATAAAGCGTACGCTAATATGAAGGCTGGTTTTCCTAAAGCTAATAAAGGTATGTACGTTAAGAAAAAGAAGAAATAATAACTATGTCTAGACAATTAACTGAAAACCAACAGAACTTCTTAGAAGTGTTATTCGATCAAGCAGCTGGTGATGTAGTCTTAGCTAAAAAGCTATCAGGTTACAGCGACAATACACCTACACGTATTATAGTTGAGTCATTAAAAGAAGAAATACTAGACGCTACACGTTCTTATTTTGCTAGAACTGCACCAAAAGCAGCTTTTGCATTAGGTAACGTTATAAATGACCCTACTGAGTTAGGCATAAAAGAAAAAATGGTAGCAGCTAAAGACTTACTAGATCGTGCAGGTTTAATTAAAACTGATAAAGTAGATATTCAAACGTCAAATGGTGTGTTTTACTTGCCCCCTAAAGAAGGTAGCAATGAATAATGAATAGAAACTACAAGAGTGAATATAAAAATTATCAAGGTAAACCTACTCAACTAAAAAAACGTGCATCTCGCAACACTGCAAGAGCTAAGATGGTAGCTGGCGGTGTAGCTAAGAAGAATGACGGCAGAGATGTAGCTCATAAAAACAATAACCCTCTAAACAATAGCCGTAAAAACCTTAAGATGTCTACTAAAGCATCAAATAGGTCTTTTCCACGTACAAAAACAGCTAAAAGAAAATAAGTATAGTAATATAGTATGCGTAAAGGGTATAGTGGTCTAGGCTATTGGGAATTACCTAAACCCGACAAAGGTAAAGAGCGTGAATGGCATAAAATTGCTCGTGTTAGTCGCACTGTACCTTTCGGTTATACGATAGATACTAAAAACGATAAACTTTTATTACCTGTATTTATAGAATTAGAAGCATTAGAACTTGCTAAACGACACTTAAAACAATATGCTTACAAAGATGTAGCAATCTGGTTAACTAAACAAACGGATCGTTACATTTCAAGTGAAGGTTTAAGAAAGAGAATAAAAGTTGAGCAAAAACGTAAGAGATCAGCTAATATTAAACGCGAACTTGCCCGAAGGCTCAAAGAAACGCTTGCGGAAATCCAAAAACTCGAAGAAGAAGGTATCGGCAGCTACTCCCGTAGAGAAAAAACAACCTAAAGTAGTACCAGCTACACCTATAGCAACTGATCTACCCGTAGAAGAACTACAAAACATAGTTTTTTCACCTAATGCTGGGCCACAAACTGATTTTCTATCTTCTTCTGAGCGAGAGGTACTATATGGAGGCGCAGCAGGTGGTGGAAAAAGTTATGCGATGCTTGCAGACCCCTTACATGGGTTAAATAACGCTAATTTCAGCGGATTGTTAGTCCGACACACAACTGAGGAACTACGTGAGCTTATACAGAAAAGTCAAGAGCTATATCCTAAAGCTATTCCAGGTATTAAGTGGTCTGAACGAAAAAGTCAGTGGACTTCGCCTAGAGGCGGTAGGTTATGGATGTCGTACCTCGATAAAGACATGGATGTCATGCGTTATCAAGGTCAAGCTTTCAACTGGATTGGTTTTGACGAACTTACACAATGGAGTACTCCTTACGCTTGGAATTATATGAGATCTAGGCTTAGGAGCGCACACTCTGACGAGTTAGGTTTGTATATGAGAGCAACTACCAACCCAGGAGGTGCAGGACATCAATGGGTTAAGAAGATGTTTATAGATCCTAGTCCAGCTAAAGACCCTTTCTGGGCTACAGACATAGAATCAGGCGATACAATAATATATCCTAAAGGGCATAGCCGTGAAGGAGAACCACTATTTAAACGTAGGTTTATACCTGCTAGTTTGTTTGATAACCCTTATTTAGCCCAAGGTGGTGACTACGAAGCTATGCTTCTCTCACTACCTGAACACCAACGTAAACAATTATTAGAAGGTAACTGGGATGTAAACGAAGGTGCAGCGTTTCCTGAGTTTAATCGTAATATACACGTAGTAGATCCTTACAGTATACCTAAGAGTTGGACTAGATTTAGAGCGTGTGACTACGGTTACGGAAGTTGGACTGGTGTAGTTTGGATAGCAGTAACTCCATCTGAGCAATTAGTAGTATATAGAGAGATGTATGTCACTAAAGTTACAGCTACTGATCTAGCAGATATGATACTTGAAGCTGAACAAGAAGATGGTACAATTAGATATGGTGTGTTAGACTCTTCACTGTGGCACAACAGAGGTGATACAGGACCTAGTTTAGCTGAACAAATGAATATGAGGGGTTGCAGGTGGCGTCCTTCAGATAGAAGTAAAGGCTCTCGTGTATCAGGTAAAAATGAAATACATAGAAGGTTACAGGTAGATGAGTTTACGGAAGAGCCTAGATTAGTATTTTTCTCTAATTGTACTAACATAATAGCGCAAGTACCTAGTTTACCTTTAGATAAACGAAATCCTGAGGATGTAAATACACACGCAGAAGATCACTTGTATGACGCTTTACGCTATGGTGTTATGACAAGACCTAGAAGTTCACTATGGGATTTTAATCCTGCTACACAACGATCTGGCTTTCAAGCGTCAGATGCAACATTTGGATATTAACATATGGCTGAAGATAATCTAGAAAACAACATTGAGTCTGATGCGTCTTCCTTTATTGATGACATTAAAAACACAGAAGATCAAGTAGACCCATCTGTAGGTAGAATAGCTAGCTTTGTTGAAGGGCGATTTAGTAAAGCAGAAGACGCTAGACAAAATGATGAAACACGTTGGTTACAAGCGTACAGAAACTACAGAGGTCTTTATGGTCCAGATGTACAATTTACTGATACAGAACGTTCTCGTGTATTTGTTAAAGTAACTAAAACTAAAACACTTGCAGCCTACGGACAAGTAGTAGAAGTTTTATTTGGTAATAATAAATTTCCACTTAGTGTAGATCCTACTTCATTACCTGAAGGTGTGGCTGAGTCTGTACATTTTAACACTGATCCTAACGCTGAAAAAGGTATAGATGAAATAAAAAAAGCATTTAGCAAACCTTCNTTTTCCCCTGATAATGAATTACAACCAGGAGATACATTAGATACAATTAGAGATCGCTTAGGTGCAATGGNTAATAAACTATCACCCGTAGAAGAAAAACTAATAGAAGGTCCAGGTACTACAGCTACTAGTGTTACTTTTCATCCTGCATTAGTTGCAGCTAAAAAGATGCAAAAGAAAATACATGATCAACTAGATGAGTCAGGTGCTAATAAACAATTAAGATTAGCAGCATTTGAACTAGCTCTTTTTGGTACAGGTATAATGAAAGGCCCCTTTGCTGTATCTAAAGAGTACGCTAACTGGGATGAAGGTGGTGAGTATAACCCAACCATTAAAACTGTACCTTCAACTAGTAATGTATCTATATGGAACTTTTATCCTGACCCAGATGCAGCTAACATGGATGAAGCTGAGTATGTAGTTGAACGTCATAAGATGTCTCGCTCACAGATGAGAGCATTAAAAGATAGACCTTTCTTTAGAAAAAACGCTATAGATATGTCACTTAACATGGGTGAGTCCTACAGTAAAAAGTGGTGGGAACAATCTATGGAAGAGTCTGATCATGGCTCCCAAGCTGAACGTTACGAAGTATTAGAGTTCTGGGGTTTTGTAGATAGAGAGATACTAGAAGAACACGAAATAGATATACCTAAAGAGTTAAAAAAAGCAGAGCAACTAAATGTAAACATATGGATATGTAATAACGAAGTACTACGTTTAGTTATGAACCCCTTCAAGCCTTCCTATATTCCGTACTACGCTGTACCTTATGAGGTAT